TTGCTGGTGGTGTATGGAATGCTGGTAAAGAAGCTGTTGTTAATAAACTTGCTGAGGCAAATCTACAAAGAGAGGGTATTGATGCTGTAGCTCCACCAGAAGGTGGTGTGCTTTCTAGATTTGCATTAAACATTTTAACAGAATTAACCTGAGCAGCATTAAACTGAGAGGTTTGAGTCTGCATTTGAGCGTTAGCAATATTAACCTGATTTGCTTGAGCAGCATTAAATTGCTTCATCCCATTAATCTGAGATGTATTATACATATCTATGTTAGAATTTAATTCATCATAGAATCTATTCTGTTCATTAGTGCTCTGAGCAGTAAATAACCTCTGGGTATTAATTGCTTTAGCATCTTCAAGGATGCTCTGAACTCTTGCTTGAGTATTAATAATCTCTGCCTGTTGAGCATTGGCAAGGTTCTGTAAATCCATTTGTAAGAAAGCTTTACTGTTCTCAACAGCAGCAAGCATTCTATTGTCTAAGTTAGTAAGTTCAAATTTAGCAAGAACGTTAGCTTTGTTTAAAATACTAGCTTGTTTATTATTTAGATTTTGAAGAGTTAAAGTAGCGTATAATTGAGCATCTTGCTGAGCAATAGGTAGAGAAGCTTCAAGAAGAGCTTGAGCCATTGCAGCGGTTGCAGCAGTACCTGTAACACCATTGAATGCAGCTATTCTACCAACAGAGCGTGCAGTAGCAGCAGCCCATGCAGGAATCTGAGGTTCACCATTAGGTCCAGTAAACTCCTCTTGAAGAAGCTGTAACTGACCTTTCATAGTAGCTCTATCGTCTACTTCATCGAGGTTTTGTTCAGCCCAATCATTAAGAGCTTGTCCAGCCCAATTAGTAGTACCATCTTTATTAACTCCTGTATACAAACCTTCAACATCATATTGTTCAGGAGTAATTAGATGATTAGGATTGACCTCACCTTGAACAGCAGTCATTTGACCATTCTGCATAACATCATTCAGAGTAGTCTGAGCATTATAAGTTGCTACAGGTTTAGCTGAAACGTTATTAGCAGTAGCTGCATTACCAGCAGATTGGAATTGAGCTTGAGCAGCAGTTGCAGTAGAAGCATTAACAGGAGCAACAATACTCTGTTGAGGTGCCGTTATATTAGTCCCTGCTGTATCGGGATTAATATTAGGTACCTGAGAACTTAAATTATTCTTATAAATGGAAGTAGGGTCATCTATAACACTCTGAGGGCTATAAGAACCATCAGTAGTTTTAGTACCAGTTCCTGTATCAGTATCAGTATTAGTATTAGACTGACTTTTGATTTGATTTAGATTATACTGTAACTGATCAACATATCTAGTATTAGAAAGAACAGAATTAATTTCAGCTTGAGTAGGCTGTCTACCAAGAATTGTTTGATATTGATCTTTAACTAATTGATCATTAATAACAGTTCTTTTACCATCAGCAGGAGTAGTATTGATATTCTGAGAATAAGTTCCCCGCATTGCAGCATCAGTAGGGTTAGTTAATGCTGTTTCAACAGCTTTTGGTTTTTCTCCAGCCATATTACACCTTTATAAATAATACTTTGATATGATCCCAAAGTATAAACATTGAGATAGCCCCTGAAACTACTGCCCAAATCCAAAGACTTTTTAACTTTGATGTCAAATAATTATAAGCCTCTCGCTCTTTTATAATTTCTTTTAAAACTTCATAGTCTTCTTTTGGAAGTTTTACTGTAATAAATTCGTCTTCTGTCATTTAGACCTCTTCTTAATTATTGAATCTATGAAGTATCCACCAAGAATAATAAAGAAGATATTCCAAAGGTTCTGAGATAAATCATCAGTTATGCCCCATTCAAGCACCTTATCCCACAAAAGGAGTTTCCAAAGATAAAGAATAAATGGAGTAGCAAAAGCTATTCTGATAAACCTTTCAAAAGGATCAGATTGTGCTGCTAAAATAACTGATTTTCTAGCTTCAAGAAGACTTATTCTTTCTTCGGCTGCTATCCTTTCGGAATCATTCTGAGCATTAAGTTTTGCTTCATAAGCTTTTCGAAGATCATTTGAAACTTGAGTTAAAGGACCAGACAGTAAAGAGAGAATAAATTTAAACATCTATTCCTCCATAGACTTATTAGGAACAAGCCAAGTAATAAAAGATGTTATAACACCAAAGATTATCATGACTTGAGTTTCATCTAAAGGGATTTCTATTCCATAATGAGCATTTAAGAAATAAATACCAGCCATTATTAATGGAACAAAAGCTTTATTATATTGTGCTAACCATCTTATCATTTCTTTGCTCCAAATATAGATGCTATTAAATCGAATATAAATGACCATACAGAGGTTTTAGGCTTAGATGGTATCTGAGTACCGGGATCATCAGGAAGCTTCTCTACGGGCTTCTCTGTGGCTTTAAGGGCATATCCAGCAGCCTTAAGAGCTTTCTCAAATACAATCGCATACTGACCTATCATTACTTGCTTATCAGTACCATTTATAATGCGTCTTGCATTAGTGAATTCTCTTAAGTCTTCTTTATCATCTTCATCAATATTATCAATATAATCTTTGAGAGACTTACCAGTAAACCACCCTTCTTGCATACCTACGAATAAGATAATAATTGCATATTCAGGCTTCTTGACAAGATCGGGATTTTTAACGAAATCAACTTTAATTCCAAGAACCTTGTTGAAGTAATCAGTTGCTTTCTTATAATTAACTTCCCATGTCAATTGAACATATCCTCTGCCAATATAAGGCCAGTATTTCTTACCTTTAAGATAAGCTTGAGAGCCATACTCAGTTACAGGTTGCATTGTGTGCGCAGTTTCATGGAATGTAGTTGCTAAGATATATGCAAGATAGTGAAGAGGAATATTTAGTTTCCCTGCTTGATCTAAAACATAGTCAAAACCTTTTACATTAATTGTTGTAAGGGTAAATGTACTTCTGACATTATCATAAAATTTCTTTTTATCCATTATAACCTCACATTAATCCAAAGAAACCGCCGGAGAAAGGCTGAGCCTTAAGTTCAAAATTGACATTCTGAGTAGTAAAACTTCCCCCTAGAGATGCACTTGCATTTGACCAAGAAGAAACACCGCCATTAGTATCAGCAAATAATATTCTACTTGCTTCCATTCTTTTAGTTGTTCCAGAAATGGTCCCCCACGTAGGACTACCACTTTCAATATACCCCCAACCAATTACCCAAGAAGAGCCGTCACTTACATTCAGAGATAAACTATCAAATTGATATACACTAGTTGCAAGTCCACCACCAATAGCATTATCTCCAAATGGATCAGTTCTATGAACACCTTTATAAATTGCAACTAATACTTGATCGGCACCAGTAGCAGTTCCAAAACTTTCAGAAGAACTGTCTGCAAATTTCCAGAACAATGCACCTGAATTAAGAAATCCATCAACGGACATTTCTGTAGTCCAGTTTTGGCCGGATGGAACAGAGGGGGCAGAAGTACCATTAGATATAGCAATACCTAAGATAAAATCATTTTGTTCATGACTAGGAATGCTAACTGATGTAGATAGTGCTTGGGCAGAATTTACATAAGAAATACTCATATTAGGCCACCGCTATACAACGCCACTTCGAAGTAGCCGAATTCCAAGAAAAACCTACCATAAGCATTACAGTGCCAGAAGTTGTAGTAGGAAGTGGTACATTACCCGAAGCTTCAAAACTTGTTCCCCAAGTTATTGCTCTAGTTGCAGTACCAGTTATCTCATAAATTAACTTCTGACCATGAGTAGGAGTACCAGTTAGGTTTGTACTTGCATTTGTGATTGCGGTAGCAAGAGCAGTAATTCTATGAATATCACTATTATCAGAATTGACTGTAGGTGTCGCAGAAGAAGTTTCTGAAGTTACTCTAGGAGTAATTCTTTTATTAGTAAGTGTTTGAGTATCAGTATTACCTACAACGGTGCCACTAGGGGCAGTTTTCCCTTGCCAAGTAGTTAAATTGGCATTATAAGCTTGAACAGAGACTCCAATATCAGGGACCATCAAAACTATCTGACCTTCTACAGCTAACTTCCCTGCACTTGAGCGAGAAAGAGTAGTATCAGTAGCATGACCAAGTTCAATAGTAGTAAATTGAGGGCTAGATGCACTATCAAGTTGTAATGCAGTTTTAAGAGCACTTAAACTAGTTACCCCTGTACCACCTCTAGAAGCACTGAGAGTATCTGTAGTTGCATCATTGATGTCTAATTTAGGCCCATTGCCTGTACCACCTTCATGATTATGACCTGTGGTAGCATGAAAAGCTGCTTGTATTTGATTAAATTCTGCATTTAAAGGAGCAGCAAGAATGTCTGCATCCGTGACAATATCCGCAGCGGATTGTCTAGTATATCCTGCCATAAAGTTCTCCCTTAGGTTCCAATAAGTCCATGGCCAATTAGAGCGTCTTTTAAAGCTTTAATTGATCGAGTAGCTGCTTGAAGAGCATTTGCTATTGCTTGTACTTCTGCTTGAGTAGGGGGGTTACTTATAGTCGGAGCAGTATATGTAGCAGAAGAAGTTTTTGTAGCTGTACCAGTATCAGCAACCCAACCAGTATTTCTTGCTCCTACAACCTGAACACTTCCTTTCCTATAAACCCCATTAGTATTTATATTATTTGTGACTTGTAATGCATCACCAAGAGACATAGTTCCTGATTGAGTTAAATTCATTGCTGTAGCAACAAAAGCACCAGTAGTTACATTATATGAATACAAAGTATAAGAATTATTAGCTTCTAGGGCTACTCTCCAAATAATTTGATCTGTATCATAACCATAGTTCTCAATAACTGTTTGAGTATTCACTGTTCCGTTCCTAATAACAGCACCATCTAACATAGTTACTAAACCAGAAAAATTAGCTAATCCAGAAACAGAAAGAGCAGCCATAGAACTAAAAGTACCACCTGTTACAGTCTTCCCTGTAAAAGTTAAACTACTTGGTAGAGAAAAAACTGGATTACCAGAGACACCATCACCATTAGTAACAGTTATTTCATTAGCAGTCCCAGTCAAAGTTCTTCCAGCAAAATTATTTTCAGAAGTTTGGACAAGAAAGCCATTAGTATTAAATGCAGCAATAGCATCTAGTCCAGCATCCCATTCTTGAATATCTTCACCGGGGACAATACCAAATACTTTAAGTACACCTGGAACTGTCTTTTGAGAAGTGCCCCCCTCAGCAATACCTAGAGCTGTACTCATTAGTTTCTCCCGTTAATAGAAAATTCAAGAACATAGCCTTGGATAGTATAAGGTGCAAAAATACCTTCTGAAACATAAGTAACTTGAGTTGAAAACCCTGTACCTTCTACATTAGTTCTGATAATAGGTTGAGTAACAGAACCATATTTATGGCCTTGATCATATTTAAATCCAGCATCATAAGTAACTGTATTACCTGAAGATGTTTCATTATAGTTCACCGGATTAATCTTATAGAGATTATCCCAATCAAATTTAAGACCAAGAGTTAAATCAAAAGAACCTGTAGCTTTGATAAAAGTATTTACAGTTCTCATAGTCTTACGTACTTCAGTATCACCTTGATCTAGATACGGGGTTCTGAATATAGCTTTGATATTTTCTCCATTAAAAGAATTACCAACTTCTTGTTGATAAACACATCCATCAAAATCACCATGGAGAATAATTTCTGAAGTAGTATTATAACCTGACCAACAACAGGAAGCTCTAATACCTCTAAGTTCTCCGAACTCCCACATCACAGAATCTCTAATTCTTAAAGCACCAATGATGCCATAACTTTCGGATACATCAAACTGAGCATCACCAATGAATAATCTAAACTGTGTTTTATCTCTGATTACTACAGATTTTAAATCTTCTAAGTTATAATTAGCTTGAATATCAGCAAAAGTGCTTTGAATATTCTGTGAGATACTAGCAAGTTCAACATCACCTATTCTAGCAGTACCAGCAACAATTCTTAATCCATCAGAGGATAGAAAAACAAGATTACCTGCTAATTCAAATACTGAGTCTCTAGCGATACACCCCATATTGGTAGTAACGTCTTGAAGAATAAACCCACTGGCAGCATCTGGAACAGCTTTTTTGATATTATTAAATCCAAAGAGATACATTTCATCTCTGAATGGTTTTATCTGTTGAACTTCAAAAGAAGTGCTCATTTGACCACCACCTAAAGCAGAAGTCCAAGTTAGATAACCACCATTATCTTCAGGATTACTAAATGCTACAACAGAGGGGAAACTAGGATCACCAGCAAAGAATACATGTCCTTTAAATATACCCACAAGAGCAGGTGCATCAAGAACTTGATTCCCACCGGGAGAGCCAGAACCACCTGAATTAGAACTTTTAAGTTCATACCAAGTAGTTCCATTAAATGCTAGTGCATGATTAACACCATCAACAAAGATAATAACACTTTCTGTTTGAGTATTAAAAGTTTCTGCTCTAACTCTAACAACACCAGTAGAGCTTTGAGTAGTCCCTGTAGTTACAGCATCCCATCCTGCTCCAGTATATTTATATATTTTGTATTCAGGGCTTGCAACAATTTTCCTACAAGCAAATACAGTAAAAGTTCCATTGTCTTTATAACCGAATACACCTAATACTGGACCTTCAGCAGGATCATTATTTGAAGTAACTTCAGGAAAATCTGCATCATATGGAGCAAACCCATTTATTCTACGATAGCCACCAGTAAGAGAACTTTCATAATTAACTAACATAGTAGCATAACCAGGAGCTAGTGTAGAAAGTTCAAGATAGTTTTGATTGGTGTTTAATCCACCTTGACAGATAACTCTTTGAGAAACAATCTTATCCGTCATAAGACCATGTACTCCTAAATCTTGTATCTATAGCTTCAACAGGCCAAGATACTGCCTTTCTGACCATATCAGTCAGCCCTTCATTAAAATGTTGTTTAGAAATTTGAGTACTTTCAGCATTATCCTTAAATAAGTTAAGATGATATAATCCACCAGCAATAATTACATAATCAAATCTATCAGGAATTGTTACAAGATCAGTAGCTTCAACAACATCTTCTGGACTTTTAAAATATCTGTATTTAACTGTATAAGCTTTATCAGGAGAGGGGGTTAATCCCCAACCTTGACCATGAGTAGGAAATACATTAATAGGAATGCTTCTTCCTTCTACTCCTACATCATAATCATAATCTCTGTATCTTCTATACCACTCTTCTCTTGTAATAGGGATAAGATGTTTATCTAAAATACCTAAAGTATCATCTTTTTGTATTTGATATGAAGTCCAATCAACATTAGTAAATCTCAAAGGCCAAGGATATTCTTCCTGCCCCTGAGTTAATACTTGAGTGTGTTCTACTGCATTAAAAATCCAATTATTTTTCTTGTTATTTATTTGTCTAATAGTATCTAGGATAGCATCTTTAGCAGCAGCTTGTAATCCTCTTACAGAAGTAAATTGATCTTCAGGAATTTCTACTTCATTAATCCTACGAAGAAGTCTATTAGTTAAGTTAATATAACTTGTCATTAATTATCCTCATCAGTAACTTCATCGGTTTCTTCATAGATTATAAGATAACCTGAATTAGTTGTATCGTAAATAGATAGATAGTTATTATTAGTTTCAGAATATATAATCTCATATCCTGAATTTGTATTATCATAGATATTTAAATAATCACTATCAGTTTCTTCATAAGTATTAACATATCCGGGGTCTTCTTCTGTATAGATTGCATTAAAATATTCAAGACGTAAAACAGGAGAAAAGATTAAAGAAGTACTTCCAGATATATAATTATAGGCTGATGCGTTTGCATTTAAAATAAATTCTAAAGTAGTATTACCAGAAAGTAAACCTAGTCCTTCAAGAACACCATTAGTAGTAAAATTAAAACTAGTTGAACCAGAAAGAAAATATTGACCAATCAGATGAACATTATTAGTAAATACTAAAGAGATATTACCAGAAAGTAAAGCACTGCCTTTAAGAAGACTTACAGGAGTAAACACTAAATTAGTAGAACCTGATAAAATTCCAGTAGCTTTTATAATAGAATTAGTACTAAAAGTTAAAGTAGAAGTACCAGACGTACGAAGTTGACCAGTAAGTATAGAAGTAGTAGTAAAACTTATACTACTTTCACCAGAGATAAAATCCCCAGTATTTGTAGAAGGATATGCTCTTCCAGTACCCCAAATAATACGAATACCACCGGGACCACCTGCACCACCAGAGTTACTACCCCTACAGCCACCACCACCAGCACCATGTGACCCACCTGCTCCACCATTATCATTAGTAGAAGTCCCACCACTAGTTCCGTCAGAACCCCCAGTCGCAGCACTACCACGATTAGCAGAACCAGTTCCATCAGAACCTTGTCCTTTTAATCCAACACCGCCTCCACCAGAGCCTCCACCTAAACCACTATTACCAGAGCCTCCACCCCCAGAGCCTCCAGAACCATTAGCACCAGCACCACCTGAAGTTCCATTACCGCCTGCTCCAGCATAGCCACCAGCACCTCCGCCTCCGCCTCCATTAACACCAGAAGCACTTCCACTACCACCATTAAATGCAGCAGTACCACCAATGCAGTTGGCAGCTAAGCCACCACTAGCAGAAGATGTAGAAGTTCCATTTCTACCATAATCAGCACTAAGAATAGGGGTTCCACTACGTCTAATTTCAGTAGCAGTTTGACTACCTCCAGCCGTAACAACAATAGTTAATGTTTCACTAGGTGTAACAGAGATACTGTTCGCATAAACTAACGCACCTCCACCGCCTCCAGCACCAGTAGCACTTGATCTTCCATTACCTCCGGGACCAATAGCAACAGCACAGATACTTGTAACTCCAGTAGGAACTACAAAACTATAAGAACCTGCTGAAGTCCATTCTTGTTGTCCTGTAGGCATTTAATTATCCTTAATCTACATCTATATCAATATCACCAGCAGCAATTGCTGGAGTAATATTATTGGAAACAGCAAGAGAGCTACTTAATGCGCCTTTAAATAAAAGAGTTCCTGTAGATGAAGATGCTAAGCCAATTCCAAAATGGGTAAGAGTAGCAGAGCCTCCTGTACAAGTAGGAAAAGTAATTACAGAAGTATTAGATGCGTTGTTACCACTAACGGTCCAACCACCTGAAGTTCTTGCTACAGCCACACGGGCATAAGAGGTATACGTCGTTTCATTTGTGTCCTGACTTCCACCTTCTCCTGGATCAGACGTATGAAGTGAGACATACAAATTAGCAGCAGGGCTGGATGCCGCATTATCAGCAATATTAGTAATAGTAGTTCCATTGAAGATTAGCTCCAAAAGATCAGTTTCAAAAGCATTTGTTGCACTCATTTATTATTCCTTAAGATGACGCTACAATTTTAAAAGCTTTAAGAGCTGTCAAGATTGAATTGATTTTAGTGCCTAATGCATTTAGAGCAGCTTCGACTTCTGTATCAGAAAATGTAGCATTTAATGCATGGGCAACTGAAGCATTTGTAATATTTGCGGCTGTGGTTCCAACAGCAATAGTACCGCCATCTGTAATAGCATCCAATGCAGTTAGTTCTGGAACAATAGAACCTGTCTTTGATGCATCTACAATTTTATCAGCAAGTGAAAGATTTGGCATATTTTATATCCTTATAAATTGATCAGATTGGCTCGTCCGGCACGAACTGAAGATCGACCGATGCCAGCACGTCCGCGCACCATTCCCAAGGCAGTTTGAAGTCCTGCGCAGCGGAGTAGAGGTTCATCGCGGCACAGGCGGCAATGGCGTCCTGTTCGGAGGATATGATGCCTTCTTCACCCCATTCGACTGTATCGGGCAATATGCCCGCCTTCATGCCGGTCCACAGCAGCACATCGGCGTCGGTCGCGCTCATGTCCTGCATCATGTAGTGCGTGGCGGGCGTCTCATAGGTCGCCTCCGAATCGACGGCGCAGAGCTTGCGGGAGATGTTGTTCGGGCCACGGCCAAGAGCCTCAAGCACGGCATTTATACCGTCTTTTGCGGAGACCGGGCAGATAAGAATAGTAGGAAATGAGGACATTAAGTGTTACTCCATGCGTTGGTGAGTTTAGTGATTTCGGCGGGGGTGAGGGCGCGGTTGATCGCGAGGGCTTGGTAGATGTCCACCGAAGCGAAGAGCGACGCCACCGAGCTAGCAGCCAGCGCCACGGCATCTGCGATGGTGACGGAGCCTGACTGCGATTGGGATGCAAGCAAACCCTCATCGCTGTAGAGATTTACGGTGGTTCCATCCCACGTGAGAACGGCTATCGCTGTCTGGCCGGCGCGGTTCGATCCGCCTGTGAGATTGGCCCCCGTCCCAACGTTCGCGAGAATTCTGCCATCCGCCTCCAATACCAAGATAACATCATCGGTCGATGCATTGCGCGCGCCGATAAGTATCTGGCTGCTGTTGCCAACGGCCTTGTTGAATTTAAGCGCCAGCGAGCCCTTGCCGCCGGCGTCGAATTTGAATGTCGTCAGAAGATTGTCGTCCGACCCGTCGTAGCGTGTCAGCCCCGCCTTCCGAACTGGCCTTGCACCAGACGTGGTCTGAGAGGCGTGGTTGCCGGGGATTTCCTTGACGGAGATGTTGTCGAATGACGCCGCCACGCCAGATGCATTATTAACAATTGCTGTAACGGTAGAGGTCGTCGCCAAGGCCCTAAAGACGGCTGTGTAAGTTCCGTTTCGCGAGGCCGCAGGTAAAATGTCAGCGCCGTCCACGCGAACCGTCGTATTGGTAGCGCCTGCTGGCGAGATTTCGATAGATAGCTGATACGACCGCCCTACAACGGTCGCAAAAGACGGGCTACTTGCCGCGCCGTAGCTATTCCCGACTTTCGGCTCAATTCGAAGCTTCCCAGCGCTATTTGACAGCACTGCCTGGTTGATGGCGGACCATCCCGCTATACCGCTCGCAAAGTCTGCGGTGAATACCGGGACCGCCGCCGCCAGCACCTGCGCCAGCGTCTTCCCGCCCCACTTCGAGATGTCGAGCGCAAGCCCGACATTCTGATCTACACCGGCAGGCGTGGTGCCCGTCGCTTCCTGAAACAGCGCATCCGCACGCGAAAAGTCGTACAGAAACCCGTTGTCGCCGGGCAGGAACACGTCGGAGGGGAGCCAGCGCCGCCCACCCCTGCGCTGCATGGTGAGGCCGAAGCCAATTCCAATATTAGGCATCTTTAACGGCTACCTTATAACCTACAGGAACTTGAAAATATTCAATTGCTCCAGAAGTCAACAAAAAGTCTTCTCCTGCCGCAGCAGTTGGATTGCTATCGAACTTCACCCAGACATCTCCTGTAGTTGCAATTCTAACCACCTGTGCCAAATCAGTTGTCGCTATTGAACTAGCAGTAGAGCTACCAGAAGATGTTATACTTTCCTTTAAAATAGCAACTCCTTCAGCCACTGCTGTAATTCTCTTAACAACAGAACCTCTAAAAATTGCAATACTAACAGTAGCCATGAGTTTACCTCCAAATATGAAAAGAACTCCCCTCAGTTTTACCCAAGGGGAGATTAATTTAATTAATTACGTACCAAGCTGGACAATACCAGGCTTCTTCTGCTTATTAGAGCAATCAGCAAGCCAAGCAAAGACACGAACCTTACCACCCGTAACAGTGCCCGTCTGCGTAGCAAACAGGATATCAAGAGTGTCAGCAGTCGTGACAAAAGTAGCCGGAGTAATAGCGGCAGAAGCAACGGTAGCATAAGCATTTACAGATGCAGCATCAAAATCCCAACCATCGACAAATGCATCAACATCACCACCAGTGATACCAAAATCAAAAGTAAGATCAGTCGAAGTGCCCGTCATAGCGGAAATCTTCTGAAGACCAGCAAACGTTACCTGAGTACCAGCAGGAACCGAAATAGTCTCGATGACGTCACCCTGAGCAAGAGCAGAACCCTTAGCAGTAACAGCATCAGCGAGATCAACAATCAATTCCACGTAGTGAACAGCACGCTCACCACCACGGGTCATATCAAGCGTACCGTCTTTATTAAGCGTAGAAATAGTAGCCATAAAAAATTCTCCTTATAATTAGAAGTTCACGTTATAAATAGCGCGAATGAGACCTTCGGGACGGAGGATTTTCAAATATGTTCAATAGAGGTCGTTAATCTCTACCCGCTTTCGCAGCTATATGTTTCCATATAGTTCAGACTATATCAAAACCCCTAAGGGTTCTTTCCATTTCCCCTCACTTGAGGGTACTTCCTTGCGGAATAGTCGTTACACCTTCAATTAACTTACGTTAAAAGCTTGGCTCGGTATTGTCATAGGATCGTCCAAATCCCTTAGAGTTTCACCGAATTAGAAAAGTTTCGACATTAAATTACTTTAATGAAGCGCAATAACTTTACGACCATAGACCTGAAGACCACGAGTGATATCAGCAAAGCTGTTAGTATCACGATAGGTCTCAGTCTTAGTAAGCATCTGAGCCGTAGCACAAGCACTCTTCACACCAGCAACGATGACACCATAGTTCGCCGAGGAACCATTATCATCAATCGTGCCCGGACCAGTACCAAGATACGGGAGAGAGTTACTCTTATACACTGAGAAGCCACGAAGCGTACCAGCAATAAGCTTGCCATTCGTAAGCTGATCAGCACCCGGATTATAATCATTGTTAATCAGCTTGGAATTTTCATCCGTTAGCTTCTCAACAAAAACAGGATCGATCACGATAAAGCGACCTTCCTCAGGAACATTAAGCTCATCGAGTCTACGAACCATACGGTTAATAAGCTCAAGCGGAGTAACATCGTAAGTACCCTTAGTACCCACAACGATAGAATCAGACGAAGAACCACCACTAACAAACGAAGCACGAGTCAGCTTGTTAGCAGCCAGAAGCTCGTCACTATCCGCAGTCGTCCAAGCCTTCGTACCAACTGAAGTAGTACGAGCAGCCCAAGAGACCGAAGACGGAGTATCAGTACGCTCGAAGCCAGACATATAACCAAGGATATCCGCATCATAGCGTTCCTTGAGTCTATAACCAGCACGGTCAGCAGCCATATCCATCCAATCAACATGCGACTGCATCTTTTCGATGTCATCAATCTTGAAATTGAAGGAATTAGCACGATCAACCGTCAGAATAAAGTCTTCATCCTGAAGGTCCTGAGCCACAAGCTGCGAACCACGAGCATACGGAGTAACCACAATTTCCAAATATGTTATTATACAGTTGTTTATACTGTATTTCAATAAGTTTCCTTATTGTTCAGACTATATCTTCATCCTTTATTTCTAAAGGAGCCAAGCACTCTTGGGTTATATCTATTTTATATTTCATACTTTTATGAATATACGGTTTAACAATTGAAATGAATTTATGAGAATTTTTAGTATTTAATCTTACAGAAAAACGATTTGATCTTTTATCACAATCAAATTTAATATCAATATCATATTTTTCTTTAAACCAATCTCTAATAATATTAATTTCATCTAAAGAACAATATGTTGCTATACGAATCATACAACCACAAATTTTATTTTGTTTATTTCGACAAATAGTTCCAGAACCATCATCCATAAACCAAAGAGCAAGTCCTTGATCAGTCAAATAATCTAAACATTGTTTAGTAAATACTTTTTCTCCAAATGGGTATAAAACTCTGTGCATTTGCTTAAAGTATTTATTTGTTTTAGTTGTTTGAAAATTTGTATATTCTTTTTGTGATTGTTTATTAAATGATTTGTATTCATATAACTTAGGTTTCTTTCCA